TTACCAAGCACTTCGCGCCCCTCGCCACCACCGAGCATTAGATACTGCAAAGCATCGTGAATGTGAGAGAAGCGGTTCTTATCTGGCTTGTCATCGTAGCGCTCACCCGACACTTGCATACGCCGATACCCATACCCACCCTCAAAGCCCTTGATCAGTTCTTTGCATCGTGGGTCAATCAGGATACCAGACTTGCCCTCAACCATACGGTTAAGAGTTCCAGCTACAGCCTCAACACGCAGGGATACATCATTGCTTTGTGCAGGGCGAGCTACCAGGCCAGCGCCACGCAATACTTGGAACGGAGTGCTTTCATCAGTCTGAGCGCGGAAGTCACCAGCAGGGTCACCGATGATGCTAACCTCACAGGCTGAGTAGCGCGTGGCTATCTCCTGCCTAATTAACTCTGAGAATCGGACGATGCCCATGTCAAAGGCGACAATCTCTTGCAGTATAAGCCATCGACCACGCACCTTTTGTCCGAACACTGCGGCGGGAGTGAGGCCAAAATCAAGGCCGATAAAAGTAGGAACTCCAGCAGCCACGGGAATCTCTTCTTTAGCAACGTGCATATCAGGCGCAAACATTTGGTAAACTGGCTTCCCTTCATTGATCTGACCTAACTTATTCATAACGTAAACATCAATCCAGCTTTTAGTTTTACCACGAATGAGGTTTGAGTAGTAGCTGCCCAACATGTTTTTCTGGTTCTCAGCAGTCTTACTAGGTTCGTAATCCTCAATCACACCCTCAGCATCTTTGACCTCTACCATGCCAGCAGGTTGTGTGTAGAAGCTCCAGTTGTCTGGCTTCACCATCATCCGCGCCTCGTCAGCAGAGATGTGGTCGGGGATGGGAACTTCACCAGACATGATAGGCCACCAGTGATCTTCTTCTGGGGCGTTGGTATCAGCGATAACCCCAGTCCAGGACGGGCCACCATCACGCATAGAAGGGAAACGACCTACGCGCATGGTGCAAGCATCAATGATTGACTTGGGTAATTCCCTCGCCTCGTTAATCCAGATGCCTGTCAGTTCGAGCGACAGCAACTTCTTCACGTCCTCTGGACGATCGAGTGCGAGGAAGATGACCTCTAAGTCAAGGTCACCTTGTTTAATGTGGTGGGTGTAGGGGACAGACCACTGGAACCTACCCCACTGATCTTCGGGAAACCAGTCAAGCCATGTCTTAATTGTAGTAGTTCGTAGCTGGGGGTTAGTGTTCCGAATGATAGCCCAACGAGAACGGCGAATACCTTCATCATTTTTCTCCTGCGCTAACGCTCGTCGGAAGACTTCCACACAGCAACCAACAGACTTACCAGACCCCACAGGGCCACGAATCCCACGAAAGAAAGTATCATCTTTCATAAACTCCTTTAGAGTATCGCCATCAGGCTTGTAATTAAAGTTGGTCAATTTTAAAGTCCACCCCGACCTTGATAAGCTTTTCGACAACATCAGGTGCGATTGTTGCGATCAGCTTGTCGGCCTCGTAGTCTGTGCAGAACTCTTTAGGGTGATACTTGAGGTGAACCTTTTTAACAATCGTGCGCAGAGCGTTGCGCTCCTGCTGATTGATTGTATGTAAGAAAGTCATAGCTACTCCTATCTATGTTCTATATGCCTTTGTCTTCTTTGCAATGCCCTTGGGCTGTTTAGCAAACTGCTTACCAGCACGGCGAGCCGCACGTTTCTTTGCAGTAGTCTCAGCATATTCTTTAGAACTCAGAGATGCAATGGCTTTCTCAGGCAGGTAGCGCTCGCCAGTAGCCTCAGAACCCTGAGTGCTGGGCTTACCAGACTTGGTGCGCCACTTCTGTTTGCCCCAGGCAACAAGAGATTTCTGAGAAGCTTTCATCGGTATCCGCCGCCCTTAGCCTTATACTGTTTGGCAAGCATCTGAGCCTTACGCGCAGACCACTGCCCAGGAGCAGCGCCCTTGCCACCAGCCTTGATGCGATTGAAGAGACTCTTCCGCATCCCAGGCTTAGTATAGTTTCCAGCAGCGTTAACAGCCATTACTTGCCACCAAAGATTTGCTTTAAGGTTTTACCCTTGCCATAACGACTTCCCTGTTTATTCTTTATCTTCTTGTGCGTTGACACCAAAGTCGCTGCACCAGAAGCAACAGCCAAGGGAGCAATGGCTTTGCTGGCTGTTTTAGCCGCAGCTTTAGCAACATACTTGGGATTAACCTTTGCGGTCTCCACCCAATCAATTTTTGCTTTAGATGCTTTTCTATATACACCTTCGTCCATAACCATCGACGACATAGGCTTACCCGCCTTAACATCTTTACGATGAGAATCAATCTCAGATCTAAAGTTTTTTAGGGCAGTTTTCTTTTCGGGAGTAAGTTTAAACGTATGGTCACGCGAAGAAAACATGTCCTTTGATTGTTTGGACTGATGATAAGTTAAAGCTCGCTTCTTTGCGTCAAACGCCTCATCTACAGAAACTTTCATAGACTTAATTACGCTCCCACCCTTTGGTGCGTATATACCAGCTTTTCTTTTATTAGGAGAGAACCACTGCCCCTCGCGTTTAGTGCGGGGTGCGCTACCAGCTTTAAGAAGGCTCTCACCCCGATAAACCTTAATCTTAGCCATTAGTCTGTAGCTTCTTGGCCGAGCTTACGCAGGGAGGTAGGAGTGTTTTTAGTTTTAACTTTCTCCACACGCTTTACAGGAACATGAGGGATTGGCTCGATGCCACGCTCTTTCAGTTCCTCAGCAGTAATAACGCGGACGCTATCTTCTGTAAGCGTTTCGCCAGACTTCAAGTTACCATTAGGCATCTTGCAGGTTTTGCCGATCCACTCGTTACCATCTGTTTTGTATAGCTTAGCCATTACCATTTAACCTTATCTGCCCAGTAAGCCGCCGACATCTTGCCCTTGGCTATGTTTTTTCTGTGACGAGCCTTGAAGCTCGCACGTTTCATCTTCATCTTGTCGGACTCGCCCGACTTGGGCTTGCCAGCAGTAGAAGCACCTTGCTCTCCGAAACGGATAGTCTTTACCTTCTCACCCTCTTTAGCCACCACGATGTGCGACTTCTTAGGATGCTTAGGTGTGCGCTTGGGTTTATTATAACCTTTTACACCAGCGCGAACAAGTCTGGGATCTTTACTCATCAGCTTCCTCCGCAGTCTGGGTGGTATACTTATCGCCGCGCCACTCGAATACGTCAGCGCCAGCAGCGCGGTTGCGAGCAAAAGCCTGACCAAATGTTAGATTTTCTGGATCAGTCTTGGCTGGCATAGCAGAGAATACTTGTTGAACCGCATCCTTTGCTTGCTGCAAGCGATCATCACTTAGTAGGCCAGCAGGTAAACGAGGGGACATCGAAGACATGTCTACCTCGGCATCAAAGATATCTCCGTAAGAAATATCCAAGCGAGGGATGTTCATATCAAGCTTGAGGCCATCTGCATACTTACTTGCAAGCTCGTAACCAGTCTCAGTTACTTTAGCTTGCATATCCTCAATAAAGTCTGGAAGTGCGCCCATATCAGGGAAGTCTACTTTGGCCAGGTCAATAAGGTCTGAGGGGGAGGAGGAGGTAAACCTATCTAGTCCTTCACGCATTATAGCCATGAACTCGTAGGGTAGATTATCTTGAACCAGCTTTGCCGATTCCATAACAACATCGGAGGCAGTGTCGTAAGCAGCCCGTGCTAGTTTACCGACATACTCTGTATCAATGGTAGTGCCACCCTTGGGAGGGATGACTCCAGAAAGAGAGAACTTATATGTTTGGTCGATGTCCTGTGCATCATACACAGCCTTACTATAATCATCCTTCGGGTTCTTACGAGCGCCAGACTTACTCCTGTCAAAGTTGTAAGGGTCGTTAGGAATCTCGAAGCCGCCGTTGGGCAGGTCTTTAAACTTAAAGCCTCCAACAGAAGTAAACATTTCCAGGACAGGGTCAGTCGCAGACTCTACATACAAGTCCCAAAAACTACGACTATCCCTCTTCCCCTTCCAGAATTGGTCAGGACGCTCACCAGACTTCATGGCAGGGTAGTCATCATACTGCACGTAGTTACGACCTTTACTACGGGCGCTTGCTACAGCAGTGCGAAGAACATCTTTGGCATCCTCTTGCAGAAGGGTAAGGTTAAGATCGTTCTCAGACGCTACTTCAGTCCCGAGCATCTTGGTAATCTTGTTGCCCATAAGGAATCGAGCATAGGCAATTCCATTTGCGGGTAGAAGTTTAAAAGCCATAACGAACCTTTTCGACTAAAAATATTTTTTCAACTTACCACAGTATGCCTTTTTTTGCGAGCCTTGAGAAGGAATAATGTTTGTTGGAGTCCTATACAGTAGAGTGGTGCCCCGTTTTTCCTCCCCACCCCCTTGCCACACTGAGCCAATCTCCTTCAGCGCGACACGTATCAGGATTTATCACCCGAGGTCAATATTAACTTTGATATCTCCAGCGACCAAGTGCATGTGCTTATCAGGAGCCTTGAGACCTGCGCGGTCTAGTATATCCTTGCTGGCTTCCAGCTGCACATACTCACTCTTGGCTGTCATGGAGAGCTTGGCCACTTGGTGGACTGCTAGTGTCGCCTTAACGCCCAACTCGTCTCTCACCCTTTGCATCATATACGCCTGCACCTTCGGCAGCGCTAACGCTTTGCTTGCGCTCACTCTTCCGCTTTCACCTTCTTTGTAACCTGCAACTTCTGCGGCTCGTTTTATCGTTCCGCCATTTGCTACGAGGTGCTCAACCAGTGCTGTTTGTTTCTCTGTCAAACCTGTCTCGGCGTTCTTGATTGCGTTAGCCATCTCTTCCCCTTTGCTTTCCCCTGTAGGGGTAACTTAGTCCTATGAGCCGCATCTAAAGGATGCGCCACAAGTGGAGTTTAAGAGGGTTTGGCAAGGTAAATCAAGCTAATAATCTCTCAGCCTGTGGAAGGGTAATAATATTACGCAAACCATGCAAGACACGCAACAAAAGGAAAGAAAAATAAAAATGCAAATAAATGCAAAATAATGCAAATTAATTGTTGACATGTTTATAAGACTGTTTATAACTATAAGGGTAGTCAAGAGAACCGAGGAGGGTATTAAATGACACAATCAATCATCAAAACAATCACACGCTTGCAGAATAGCAAGAACGGAAACCCGCGCTTCCATATCATCATGGAAGACGGAACCGAAGGCACCACGAAAACAGACGCGGGCTGGGCGTATAGCATCGACCCTTGGGGATGGAAGGGAAAGAAGGTCAACTATGAATGGAAGGAATACAAGTCAGGGTATAAGGTTTATGGCGACATCGAAGAAGCACAGGAGCAGTTATTCCAAGTCTGGGCAGATATGGAAGTGGCATGGTGTTACGAGGTAACAGCAACAAGCAAAGAAGAAGCCCTAGAAATGTTCAACAGTGGCAACCATGATTTCAATGTTGTCGAGGAGCAGATAGGCTCAGCCAAGGTCAACCAAATCATAGACGAAGACTACAACCTCACAATATTTTAAGGAGATAAGCAGATGAAGAAGACCAAACAACACTATTACAAAGTAATAATGACAATCGAGCAATGGGTCGAAGCCCAAGACGAAGACGAGGCGGCGGAGCTTGCAAAACAAGACTTTGATTATAGCGACTTACACTATGCCGAACTAAACATTGAGGAGACAAGCAAATGAAAATGACCAAACAGCACTACGAATTTTTAACCGATGAAGTCCTGCCACTGATGGCCTCACCCTCTAGCATTGAGGAGGTAGCCGACAAGCTAGAAAGCACAAACGATTTGTTTAATCGAACCGTGTTTATAGCTAGAGCATTAGGCAAGT